ATGGCAAGCGAAAAAGAGTGGGAAATAACCCCGAACACCTACATCTTCGCCGGCGTCGGCGCCGTCATCTTAGGCACTCTTGCATATCTCGGCCTTGGCGGCCTTCAGAACACAGTCGCTGCGGCCGTCGTGGGCGGATTGGCGGGCGGCTGCTTGGGCCTGTTCTTCTAATCAGGGATCGTGCCTGACGCTGGGTTTGGCTCGGCGTCAGCCCCGCCGGATGGCCTCGACCCTTCGGCGGTCAGAAACGTGCTCGCTGGGGAAGCGCGGGCGCGTCTCAGCCGGGATCGATCCACCCTTCCCGGAAGCAAAATGGCCTGCAAAAAGCCCGCGGCTTCGGCGGGCCGTGGCCAAGGACAGGAACACCTGTCGTCGCGCCAGGTGAACGGAGCCAGCGTCATGAACTGGCAAAATGCGCATCAAGAGGGAGAACCATGCATAAGGTCACACTCGCCACTATAGCGGCGGTCCTGGCGCTCGGCGGCCCAACTTTGGCCGGGAGTGAAACATGGCTCGTGACGGAGGAAGACTTGGCGGGAGTCAAAGGTTCACAGGGAAGTTGGACCGTCAACATCGAAGGGAACCAGCTCAGTGGCGTCGCCGCGATGCAGGCGAACAACGGCAGTGAACTAACCTACAAGTTCGAAGGCGTGATCGCAGATGGCGTCTATACGGTCACGATGAACGATCGGTCCGACGGGAAGAAGGGCTGCGTGTGGAGCGGCCATGCGCCCGCCGGGACCGGCACTCAGAAAAAGGGCCTGCTTGGCTACGCTGAATGCCAAGGCGCGAAGCTGATCATTCGCGCCTCCTTGCTCGGTCAATGAACGTGAGGACGTGTGGTGCTGGTCGACGACGAAGCGCGCAAACACGCTGCCGCGCAAGGTTGGGACGGCAATATTCGGGCGATCGTTTTTCTCGTCAACTTGACGAGAAATTATACTCGCCAATCTGATCCACTCCGCGTGTCGTCCAAAGCTCACGTCGAATATCGCAGCCGACAGCCGCCAACTCGCTGCTGTAATCGTCGTAATTCTCGTTGCAGGCGCGCGCTCAGCGCGAAGATCGGCGATCGTCGGAGGCAAAGTGGCATTGTTCGCCATCGTTCGCAGGCGTTTATTTGACAAATATTCGACGCTATTGCCTCTGAATATGCAAGCTGTTGATTTTGTTGGCGCTCCCTAGGGTTGGGAGCAATGCTTGCGAAAACAACACTTTGCCTCATGGTTTGGGCAAAGACGCCTTCATTGAAAACAAAGGCGCTTCGGCTTCGGCTCCCAAACCATACATCACAAAAGAAACCGCCGTCCCGGCTGGTCCCCGGAACGGCGGCAAAACCTTTGCGAAAGCGTCGAACTTTCAGGCATCAGAATATGCCAGCCGAGGCTTCGGCGCAACGCCAAACTTGCCCAGCCGCGCCACTCTCGGCCGTAGATGGCCGGCGCTCAAGATCAATCGCTACACCGGCCGCTGGCGCGACGATGCCAGCGGAGCGAATGGGCTGGACATCGCGTCGCTGCTCGCCTTCCTTGAGGGGGGAGCGTGATGAACGCTCCCGCCCCGAAAGCGCAAGGTCCGGAGTTCGGACCTTTTGACGCAAAGACGGGGACGTTCGCCAGCGAGGCGGCGGCCGCCCTTTACACCGCCATCGCCGCCGCGACCGGATCCGAAAACCTCGCCGATCTCGCCAGTATGCTTTGGCGCGGCTATGGCGAGGGCGCGATCAATGACGACGATGCAGCGTTTTTGCAGTCCTACATTGATCGCCGCAGGCCGCCAGGAAGCAGCGCGTCGCGCAACGCGCCTGGACTCCCCGTAGGCAAGTTCGTCGGACGCGCAATCCAGCGCGCATATGGCCGGTTCATGCCACGCCGCCGCCGAGTGCTGACTGAAGAGCAGAAGCTGGCGGCGCGCGACCGACGGCGCACGCTTGGCAGCTCGTCCGTCATGCCGCCGGATCTCCGCTGCCAATACACGGAAGGCGAGCGCGCCGTGCTCGCCATCGTCGCCGGCGAAGTGAAGGCAACCGGCAACTGCGATCTCCCGATAGGCAAGATCGCCGCGCTTGCGGGCGTCTGCCGCACGACGGTGCAAAACGCACTTCATGAAGCGCGCCGGCTTGGGCACATCAATATCACTGAACGCCCGCAACCCGGCCGAAAGAGCCTGACCAACATTGTTCACATCGTGTCCGCCGAGTGGCTGACATGGATGAAGCGCGGCCCGACTGCGCATCGCCCTGGGTCCAAATTGCTTTGCGATGAAAGTTTGGTGAGCCCGACCAAGAACACATATAAAAATCTTTCTTACGGAATAGAGCAGTTGCAAGGCGCTGGGCCACCTCAAACGAGGTGGAGGCGGCAAGCATGATGCGCCTCCAAAGCCCCCAACGTCATCGAGATGCAGAAGAGATCAAAGCAAGGCGAAGGCGCGCGCATTTGCGCGGTTCAGCGCGCGACATAGCCGCGATCGTGGCCTCGTCGTTGGCGCGCGCCGCTCAATCCGGTTCCAATACCCGCAATCTGCGGTTGGGGTGCCTACCGATTAGGGAATTTCCCTTTCTCGCTCGCATAATGCATTGTAATATCTTGGAAAAGCGCAAAAAAGTCGTGTTCGATGCGAAAAACTGAAAAAATCCCTGAGGATGTCCTCATTCAACCTGAGATTGTGCTACCGCTATTCAGGAATATGGCGGCGAACGCAGCCATCGCATTTATCGAACGCCTCGATGTGCCTACCGGGTCGTTGTCGGGCCAGCGGGTGACGCTCGCGCCCTACCAAAAGGATTTTCTGCGAGGGGCCCTCGCCGACGACGTGTCGATCGGCGTTCTGAGCGTGGCGCGCGGCGGGGGCAAGTCGACGCTGACGGCCGGCGTCGCGTTGGCGCATCTCCTCGGCGAGATTGACCCACAGCCCCGCCGTGAATGCCTCATTGGCGCGCGCACGCGCGATCAGGGACGCGTCGTTTGGGACTACGTGTCCGGGCTCTCCCGCTCGCTTCCTGATGACCTTCAGAAGCGCATCACCTGGCGTAAAGCTCCGCGCCTCGAAGTCGAGTTTGAGGACGATACAGGCCCGCATCTAATTCGCGTCTTGGCGGCCGATGGCAAGAATGCGCTGGGGACCTCCCCGTCGCTCGTGATCTGTGACGAGCGAGGCAATTGGGAGCGCGAAAAAGGCGACGAGCTCGAGCACGCGCTTCTATCGGGCATGGGAAAGCGCGCCGGCAGAATGTTGATGATCAGCACGTCGGCAAGCGATAACGCGCATCCCTTTAGCAAGTGGCTCGACGAAGAGCAGGACGGCGTCTATCGCCAAGAGCATCGCGCCGATGATGGTTGCGCGCCGGATGATCTGGAGCAGATTAAAAAAGCCAACCCTGGCGCCGAATATGGCGTCGGCGCGTCGCTCGAATGGCTTGAGGCTCAAGCGCGGCGCGCGATCGAGCGCGGCGGCTCCGCTCTCGCGACATGGCGTTTATATAATTTGAACCAGCGCGTCGCCGATGAAAATCGCGATGTGTTGATCACGACAGACGAGTGGCTGAAATGCGAAGTTTCAGAGCTTCCGCCGCGTGATGGCCAGGTCGTTGTCGGTATCGATTTAGGCGGCTCCGCAAGTATGTCGGCCGTGACCTTCTTCTGGCCGGCGACTGGCCGCTTGGAAGCGCTTGGAACTTTCCCGTCGTCGCCATCGCTGCTTGCGCGCGGACAGAGCGATGGTGTCGGCGATCGCTATCAGGAAATGCACCGGCGCGGCGAGCTGTCCGTCCTCGGGGACGCGACCGTCCCCGTTGCGAGGTGGCTTGTCGAGATCGCGCAGCATATCGAAGGCGAGCGCATCGCATGCATCATCGCGGATCGCTTCAAGCAAGCGGAAATCGGCGAGGCGATCGTTAAAGCCGGACTACGCGCGCCAGTCGTATGGCGCGGCATGGGTTTCAGAGACGGCGGCGAAGACTGTGAGCGGTTCCGCCGCGCATGTTTCGACAGCAAGGTAAAGGCGTCGCCATCGCTCTTGTTGCGGAGCGCGTTCTCCGACGCGGTCGTTCTTCGCGACCCCTCGAATAATTTGAAGCTGGCGAAAGCGAGATCGACCGGCCGGATTGATGCGGCGGCGGCGGCTGTGCTCGCCGTCGCGGAAGGCGCACGCATAGCGGGCCGACCTGCGAAAGCTGCGAGGGCGGCCCTATGGGTGTGACTGGACGGCCCTTCTATTCATCGAAGCGCTGGGCGCGCGTGCGTTTCCTCGCGAAGCGTCGAGACGGCTTTAAGTGCGTCAAGTGTGGTTCACGCAACAAGCTCGAGTGCCATCATGTGAAGCCGGTTCGCGAGCGTCCTGATCTCGCATTCGAGCTCGACAATCTTCAAACGCTTTGTCGCGACTGCCATGCGGTCGAAACAGAGAAGGAATTGGGCCGCGCGCCCAACGCTGAGCAAACCGCTTGGCGACACGCCGTCGCTGAACTCGCGCGGCCTCAAATGGAAAGGACGAAAAAATGCTTGCAAGTGTGAAAATCAGCCGCCGTCAGTCGGAAATCCGGCAGGCGCTCGCGGGCCTCGTTGGAAAGGAAACGCCCGACGAAAACGAAGTCCGTTCGATCGGCGAACTCGACGCCGAATTTCAGCTCAATGAAATTCGGCTGCGCGGCGCATTGATCGCGGAAGATACCGAACGCCGTGAGGCCAAGGGCGAACTCGAAACTCGCGGCGATCGCGAATACGCCGATCTCATCGGCAAGTTCGAGATGCGCCAAGTCGCACTTGCGCTTGATGAAGGCCGAGCGCTCAACGGCGCGACGGCCGAAATCGTTTCGGAATTGCGCGCCAAGGGCGGTTATCGCGGCTTCCCTGTGCCGTGGGCTGCGCTCGAAAAGCGTGTCGGTGAAACGGTCGCGTCGGGCACGCCAAATCCGATGCGAACCGCGCCGATCATCGACCGCATTTTTGCTGACAGCGCAGCCGTCCGCATGGGCGCGAGCATGATCAACATCGACTCCGGCGATGTTGAATATCCGGTGACGACGTCGGCGGTCGCTGCAGCTTGGGCGGCGACGGAAACCGGCAGCGTAGGAGGCCCGACCGCTTATGCGACGACGGATAAGCCGTTGACGCCTGCGAACACGCTCGGCGTCACGATGAAATTGACCCGCAAGGCGATGAAACAGACCGGCGACGCGCTCGAACAGGCGGTGCGCCGCGATATGAACGGCGCCATCGGCGAGGCGATGGACAAGGCGGTCTTTCTCGGCGCTGGCGCATCAGGCGAGCCCGCTGGCGTGCTTGTCGGCAGCTACGGGATCACCTCGACAAGCGTCGCGGCTGCGGCGTCCTGGGCCGCGTTCCGGGCCGCCGTGAAGCGTTTCATCATCGCCAATGCGGCGAATTCGCCGGCCGCCGTGCGTCTGCTTCTTCGCCCCGAAGTCTGGGATGCGATGGACGGGACCCTGATTACTTCGACGGCGGTGTCGGAATGGGACCGCATGGTGAAGAACATTCCGGCGAGCAACATCGTCCTGTCTTCGAACGCCCTCGCCGCGCCGGCCGGCGGCCCGCCAGCGACAAGCAAGGCGTTGCTGACGACGACGGTTGGCGGCGTCCCGCCGATCTTCGTGGCGACCTGGGGCGCAATCGACATGATCCGCGACCCGTATTCCGATGCGCAAAGCGGCGGTCTGCGGCTCACGGGTCTGGCGACGATGGACGTGACCGTGTCGCGTCCGGCGCAGCTCGAAATTCTCACGGGCATTCAGTAATGGAGCGCCGGGCCCTTCAAATCGAGCTTCGGGCGGCGGGGAGCAATCCCCGCCGTCTCGAAGGCTATGCCGCGGTCTTCGGCGTCGACACCAAGATAAACGACTTCGTCGAGACGATCCGCGCCGGCGCATTCGCGGACACCCTTGCGAGCGGGCGCGACATTCTTGCGCTCGTCGATCATGACGCATCGCGCCTGCTCGGGCGCACGAAAAGCGGGTCGTTGCGTTTGAGCGAAGACGCTCGTGGCCTCGCCTTCTCAATCGATCTTCCCGACACACAAACAGCGCGCGACGTGCTCGCGCTCGCCGAGCGCTCCGATCTTGGCGGCGCGTCGTTTGGCTTTCGCGCCGTCGACGAAAAATGGACCGGCGACCGTCGCGAACTTCGCGCCGTAGAGCTTCGCGAAGTTTCGATTGTGAGCGCCTGGCCGGCTTATTCGAACACGGTCGTCGAGGCCCGTTCGCGGCGAAGCTACGACGCGCCGGACGCCGGACGCCGACGCGCTCTTGCTAAATGGAGGCCCTAATGGCGACGACGCTTAAGCAGACGGAAGGCGCGCCAGCCTCATATCCAGCGCTGCCCTTCGATCTGTCCGAAGAGGCCGCCTGGCTTGGATCGACGCTGATTTGGCAGCGCATCGAAGCCTATATCGCGCGCCGCTACACGGCCCGTGCGGTTGTCTGGATTGTCGAAGGGCCCGGAGAATGGTCGCCGCCTCTCGCGCCGGCGACAGTGAGCGCAACGGAGCTATGGAGCGCGGATGCGTGGGAAGCGGTGACGCTCGCGCCGTCGCCGCTTGGCGGTTATGTGCTGCCAGGCTGCGGGCCTTACCGATTTACGGCCGACGTCGGCGGTGGATCGCCGCCTGGGGCCGTGACCGAAGCTGTTAGACGGCTCGCCGAATATTTCGCGGCGGTCGCGACGTTCGCACAACCTGGCGTGCGCGAAGACAGCGTTGAGGGTATCGGATCAACTACGTTTGACGCCGGAGCAGTTGCGAAGGCGATGGAACGAAGCGGCGCGGGCGATTTGCTGCGGCCTTATCGGAGGGTGAATTGA